CTCCTTTACCAACGTCTCAAATGCCGTGCCTTTGGCTTTGTGCTTGTTACCCATCAATCTTCTCCCATTCGGCTTGGCTAAAACCTCTAATGCGTCCATCTGTTTCAATGTAAACCCAAGTCGGTGCATCGGGGTCACAACCACACCCAGAGATTTGGCGAGGGTTATGTTCCACTATTGTGCCGCACTTTAAACATCTTACTTTAATCATGGCTGATAGCGATGAAGCCTTCGGTCTTGTGGTGCTGTACTAATGCGACGACTCAGTTCCCTTGACAGGATTTGAGTGCCACGTTCACATCGTTCAAACACTGATTCTACCAATTTGCGATACGCCCTTGCACCAAGGTGCTTGTCTTGCGTCTCCAGCACTTGTATGTTAGCATCACGGCGTGCTTTGGCGAGGGTAACGGTGTCGCCTTTCTCTCCGCTCCATTGACCAATCAAGGTCTGCGCTTCTACGAGCCGAAGGTTGTTGGCACAACGTTCCTCGTCAATCTCTGCCATAACAAGTTCAGTTTTTGAATACGACAACCACGCCATAAACTCGGAATACTTGTCCATCAAGTCTGAGTCCGACAACTCGTCAAGGTTACTGGGAATGTCGGGCACGGCGCCACGTGGCCTGTCAGGAAGATTGAACTTCTCCAAGAAGTTCTGCACTGCTATGTTTGTTGTTTGTGTTAGTTCCATGAACATCGTTCCTCCAGCATACGTCCAGATACGGACATTGTTTACAGGTTTTATGGTTTATCCACGCCCACTCAGGTCGGTCAATCAACGTACCGTCTTTTAGGTGTTGTTTGACCAACGATGCTGCCGCAAGAATGTGTTGAATGAGAGCAGGTTGGTACTTAACCTCAAATTCCTTGCAGTCTTGTGTCGCCTTCCATTCGTACAAGATGATGCCTTGATGAATACCAGTCACGTACATGTACAAGTTTATTTGACGAAGATGTGTAATGAACGGTTGGCGAATTCGTTTAAATAGTTCTATGTCTGTTAATTCTTTTGATTCGTACTGTTTATACAAATCATAATTCTCGTAACGAACGGTTCCTGTCCCCACGCTCTTGATTTCAAGGATGGCTTGACCGTTAGCATCGTCAATCAGCCCATCTGCGGTTCCCATAATGTGATGCTCTTCGTCAAAGATGGGCAATTCTCTTTGTTTCATGACACCAGAACGCTCAAGCCAACCCTGCCATTTATTGTGAATCATATGACCAGTGGCAAAGATGTTTAGTGTTATAAACCCATGCTGTTTTTTTATTTCCCCGTCCACACCAAACATCTTGTACATGGAAGAGCGTGGACACCAATCACGCTTACAAATATCACTGGGGTGCAAATATTTGGTATCCCGCTTTTCGTTGTGTTGATTGTTTTCCACAGATGCCTGCGCCAACACCACTGGGATAAGGCGACCCTTTACCCTCATGCCCGTCTTAATGCTGGCAAGGTCGGCTTTACTTAATTCAACCATTTAATTGATGGTTCCTGTTCGTTGAAGTATTCCATAAAATCGTCTTCGTACATAGTAATAAAGTGTATCCCGCCTATCTCAACCTGTAACACTGGTATTCTGTTCTCCATCAACGCCTGCTTGCGTAGTTCGCTCATGTCCTTTACCTTAATGGAATACTGTTTAACGTTGTTAGTAAACTTATTCTCTATCAGTAAACTGTTAGTTCGTACATCATTCTTACGTAACCACCCAGCGCCAGAACCTGCGTTCCTGCTCCCCTTATAACGTTCAGCAGTCTGTTTTTCCTGTTTACGAGACTTCTTGAGCCGTCGTTTACGTTCTCCGTCGCTTCCAAAAAGCATCAGGTTGGTACTGTCAAATTGAAATAACCAAATACTTGGTTCTTTAGGGTATGTTGTAATTCAATGTTTTCACGAATAGCAAAAGTGAGTGCATCTTTACCTTGCCATTTTTGTTCACCAAACGAGTAGTAAGGACCAGCCCGTGTGATGAGACCCACGGCAATGCCGATATTTACCACGTCCTTAACGGTGTCAAACTCTCCAAGACGGTAGCCACCCGTGCTGGTGAAGTAGAAATCAACTACTGCGGTTTGTTGTGGACGATAAGTCTTGTTTTTAATGGTGCGAGCCTTGATGGTTTGTCCAATGATTTCTTCTTTTTCCTTTAGCCATTCGTCACGCTTGACCTCAATACGGCTGAAATAATGGAAGTTCTTTGCTTTGCCACCTGGTGTGGTGCGGTTGTCTCCCCACATAACGCCAATCTTCTCACGCCATTGGTTGATGACCAAACCAGTACAGGCCCTGTCCTCGTTGACTAGCGAACGACGTTGCGCCTTTGATGACTTGCGAAAGAACTTACCAGTCAAACGAGCACCCAAGCCAACAGTGAAGTCTTCCATCATTTTCTCAGCCTCGTCTCCAGGAACCAGCGACGGAAGCGAGTCAATGACAATCATGTCAACGGCACGGTTATCCAACGCCTTAATAATAAGGTCGTACACCTGTTCCATTATGTTGGTTTCCACCACCCACAGTCGGTCAGTGTCCACACCAATGGCTCGTGCGTATTGTTGGACGTACGTCTCTGCGGCAATCCACAATGCGGTAAAGTTAGGATTGATTTTTTGGTTGGCAGCGATGGTCTTGTATGCCAGTGCGGTTTTACCCGACGACTCTTCTCCAATGATTTCTGACCATTGGTTTAGAGGCCAACCACCGCCAAGCATCAGGTCAAAGGCAAGAATACCAGTAGTGATGCGTGGTACGTCTTCCCTAATTTCAGAACCTTTGATTAGTACATCATCTCCATACTTCCTAGAAATAGCGGCGACGATTGATTCCAGTGACTCGTAGTCTCTCATATTGTGCTCCTTATGCAACCCAGTTTACCTGCGATGCTTGGTCATACAACCCATTCCAACCACATTCAAAACAATGTGGTGCTGGTGCGGCTCCGTGAATCATGCTGTTTGCACCTTTACCAGTACGACTAAATACATTCCTACTACCGCAATTTGGGCAAATTAAATGTCCATCACGTTTCATTGCTTCTCCACCTTTCCAAATACGTATAGCGGTTCCCATACCGATTTGTGCATCTGCGGCAATATTCTCAACAGGCGCCCGTGGCGCTGGCTGTTGTGATGGAAGCGGTCTGTTACTGTATGTCGCTGGATTTGGGTACATTAGTTGCGGGGCGGATTTCTCACCGTTTAACTTTTTAGACCACCAATCACTCATCTTCTTTAGTCCATTCTTCCAAAGTTTTCTCATCAATTACAATAGATATATTTCCGCTTTCCAGAAGCCTGTTGATTAGCGCCAAGCCATAGGCGGCAAGAACAGGAATCAGGTCTTCTTTTGGAGTGCCTAGTTTATCGCTCTTTTCCAATAAATCAAGCATCCATTCCGCAGATTCTTGAGTGTTGTCAGCAATGCCTTGATTAACGAATAGTGCCCACCGACTTGCAATGTCAAAGGTTTCGGCATCGGCAACGTCCTTTGACGGTGTTGAGAATCCCATAAAGTTGGCAAACATTTGTCCTTGGGCAATTGACAACATCAAATAAAACAGTCTTTTATCTGCAATCGTGCTTTCCATATTTAATCCTTTGCCTCCGCCCAACTCTTTGCAAAGCGGTGCGAAACTTTGATGGGAACCTTGTCTAAAACTCTGCCGTCTCCCATTGCTTCTAGGAACGGCTTGATTATCGTTAGTGCCTCATCTTGTTTTACAGTAGCCACAAGTTCGTCGTGTACTTGTACTACCAATTTTACACTCGTATCCTTCATGGCGTGGTAAACATTAACCATTGCTTGTTTACAAAGGTCGGCGGCTGTTCCCTGCACGGTGGCGTTCACTGCCTGACGCTCTGCACGTGCCCGCAGTTCTTTATTAGGTGAACGCAGGTCTGGAAGACGACGCCGACGCCCGTACAGCGTACTGACGTAACCGTCTTTGCGGGCTTTCTCTACAAGGGTATGTTTCCATTCCGTGAGTTCGGAAAACGTCCTGTAATAACTTCTGAGGATTTCCTGTGCATCATTTTCAGAAATGCCAGTGACACGGGCAAGTTTAATTGAACCTCCCCCGTATGCGGTTAAAAAGTTAACACCTTTTCCAATTTGACGTTCTTCCGAAGTTACATCCTTTGGATTCTTCTTGAACACCGCAGATGCCGTTGCCGTGTGAATGTCCTCATCGTTGGAAAACGTATGAAGCAATATGCTGTCTTGACTAAACATCGCCATAATACGTAGTTCAATCTGGTCGTAGTCGGCAACCAGAAGAACGTTGGTTCCATCGGCTACGAACAACTTACGGATGTTTGATGTTCGTGGAATGTTTTGGAGGTTTGGGTCTGACGACGACAAACGACCAGTGGTTGTTCTGTGCAGGTGGAACGATGGGTGGAGCCGACCCTTGTACAACTTGGGCAACAAACCGTCTACATACGTGCTCTTTAATTTTTGTAACTCCGCCCAAGACAGCAGCATTGGAACAACGGGATGTTTGTTTTTTATACTCTTTAAAGACTCTTCGTCAACCGATGGTGCTCCCTTCCCCGTCATCTTGTATGGCTTTAGTCCAAGACCGCCTTCAGACTTCTTGGAAAACAATAACGTCTGTTTATGTTTGTTGGAATCAGGATTAAAACCAACTGGGGCATACGAAAGAATGGAATTAAGAGTGTCCTGCATCTCCTTGTCCAACTCAGTGCTCAACGCCGACAGGTTGGTGGCGTCTACGGGAATCCCCTCGTTCTCAATGTGCATCAATACTTCCAACACGTGGTTGTCAAGTTCCAATACTTTGGTAAGGTCAGCGTGGGCATTAACCTTTTTAAGCAATCGTTTGTACAACAACCATGTCCAACGTGAGTCCCTATGTACGTACAGAGCGGTGGCGTCAAACGGAGTGGTTGAAACGGTTTTACCTAACTTGCCGCCATTCTCGTAAGCCTTATGACCCCCGTAATTGGTCTCAATCAGCGTTTCCAATGAGTAATTGGAAAGGCTTTCGTTCACGATGTGTTGGGTAATCATCGTGTCAACGTACGGTCCTGGTGGTACCTCACCGTAATACTTTGAAATTGACCGAGCATCAAACTTGACGTTATGTCCAATCTTTACAAAGTCGCTGAAGAAAAGTGGACGCAGACGCTCAAAGACCTCGCTTCGTGACAACTGCTTGGGTGGTTCTTTGTACACGGCAGGCTTTACGTAACGAGCCTTAGCCATTGACTCTTGACCGTTTTTCAGCACCTTACGAAAGCCAGTAGGGGGAACCGTACTACCGTCACCCACTTCTTCTTTTTCTACGATTATTCCGATTCGGTGTCCCATCGGAATTGCCCACGACCTGCCGTTGGTGGCAATGCCTATCCAAAAGACTTCGTTACGTAACGGATTGACAGCAGTGTTTTTTAAATACTGTTCGGTAAGGTTATCGTGTGCTCGTTGAAGTATGTCAGGATTCTTATTTTTTAAACCCTTGATATGCTCTTGGAAATCCTTTTCCAAGTATTCCATAAGGTCAGGGTGATGCTCCAACGTGGTTTGTGTTTCCACGTCAAAGGCAAATGCCCCAACCCCACGAACTACTTCAATCAACTCATCCAGTTCTTGGAGAGTGGTTACGACGGGAGGAATTGAACTCCCCATCGGTTATTTACCAAGGTCTTCTGAAGCAATTGCCAGCAGTTCAGCGTACGTCGGAACCTTAATGATAGACGAATCGTACTTCTCTTCCCTGTGTTTGGCAAAAATGATTTCGGACAATGGTTCAATCTTCCATTCTTCGGCAATGTCACGCTCACGAATAGCCTGCAAGTTGTACGACGTCGTTGCGCCCTTACCAGTGCGGCTAATTGCCCAGTAGTGCTTGGTCAACGGACCAGTCTGTGGAGCCTTGTTCAGATTGCGGAGTTGGTCAACGACACGTGGTCCAATTTCTAACGAACGCAGTACGGAGGGTCCACCGACGCTCATCAGCAGGACGTTGAACGCCACACGCTGTGAGGGACGATTACCAAGTTCACAAATCGGGCAGCCACGCTCTTCCAATTCACGGATGCAGACGAACGACTTCTGTCCGTCACGCTCAACCCAATGCTGGTGCCATGCGGCGTACGGCTCGTCCTCAATGAACTTGATGACTTGTACTTCCTCGCTGACCTTGAGGCGCTGTGCGTAGTTGGAGTCGGCGCTCTTGAGTGCATCAACTTGTTGCCAACCGCCACGCAGGAGTTTGCGTTCGGCTACAGCAACAACAGGGGCATCTGGAAACGGAGAATCTTTCTCCGTGTTGGGTGTCATTTCATCTACGTCATATTTTCTTGGCATGTTCTTTTTTCCTTTGTGTGTCTAGTGAGGCCATTGCTCTTTTATATGTTTACGGAAACCATTCCAATCTGCATTGTGAATGTCATGTATCTTGAAACGGTCTATTGCTTCCACTAGGAACTCTACCTGCTCTAGGCTGTAAAGCCTCCTACCTTTTGAAGGTTTTCCTGGAAGTTGCTGTTTGTTGGGTTTGGGCGTTCGGTACTTGGCTTTGGGAAGCCAGCCCCGATGTTCCCACACTCTCAACGTTGATGGTCGTTTTTTCAGTGCTACGGCGAGTTGACCGATAGTGAACATCTGTACCGTTTGTCCGTTAATAATATAATTCTTTGGCTTGACACCATTAAAGCGGTCTTCTGCAATAGCAATATTCCTCTTTTCCCTGTTTTTTGGCGTTCGCCCACCAGGGAAATCTAAAAGTTCATTAAAGCGATACAACGGGTCTTTCACGCCTTAAACGCCCATATTTCTTTCTCTACATAAAAACTCTGCACGATAGGCAACAAGGACTTATCATTCCACGCAACGGCAAGCAACTTGTCTTCGCTCAAACGTTCCACAACTTCCTTGACGTCATCCCACAAACCATTTTCCTTTGCCCATTCTTCTGCGGTAGCGACATTGAACGTTTTGCTTACACGACGCTCACGCTTGAGTTCGTGTCCACCAACGTTGAGCCATACATGCCCACTGTCATCAATAGTTCCGTGCTGTTCAACAACGTTGCTCAGTTCTTTCTTAAGTTTGTCCACCCTTACCTCAAGTTGACTAAGCAGTTTCTTCTGCGAGACAAACTCTTCCACCATCTTTGTATAGTACACTTCATCAAACTGTTCTGACATTTCACACCTCCGAGTGTTGTAAAAATTCTGTTAGTGAACTCAGCGTCAACTCAAATCTACCTTGCATATCGTAACCCTTGTCAATGAACGCTTCGTTGATGCCTCTTTTTTGTTGAAGCATTTCGTACTGACGTTCCTCAATGCTCCCTTTCATAACAAAAGATGCTATCGTAACATGGGGGTGTTGCGAAGATAAACGACTAATACGGGCTTCCCGTTGGTCCAACTTTCCAGCACTCCATGGCAGGTCGTAGGAAATGAGGTAGTTGGCTTGCGGCAGGTCTGCACCGTAGCCACCAGCATCCGATGACAGGAACAGGCGGGTTTTGGGGTCGGTAGAAAACTTTTGTTTTGCTGCGTCCTTTTCTGATGCATCCATGTCGCCAGTAAATAGTACACACGATGTTATGTTTTTTGTACGCTCAGCCAACAACTTTAAATTACTTTTAAAGAACGAAAAAAGTACAACCTTGTTATTTATGTCTTCGCTTAAGATATCAGTAATGTACTCAATAATTGCATCCATTTTTGGAGTAATAAACGGTTTGGTCAGCCATTGCATGTCCATTACCTCTTTGGCATACTTACTTCCTGCATCGGCGTTGGTATCTGTGTATTGCGTTGCCGAAATGTCCACGAGCATTGGGTTGTCGCACAGCATACGTAACACGGTAAGACGTGACATAATTTTCCCTTGTGCTTGGTTGGCTGCGGGGTTGCCGTGATAGTGCGTCCACAGGTCAAACCCCTTGCCGTACATGTTCAAGGCGTTCTTTATCTGTGCCAACAAGTCATTTGCAATGTTTGTATACGCCTGTGCTCCATTGTAGTCAAACTGAATGGGAATGACCGTTGAAATGACCTTGGGCAATTGGTCCTCAATGTCTTTCCTATTTTTGCGAACCATTGCCTTTTCCATTGATTTGGTAAGCAAGTTTAAATTGCGATACCTTGTCGGCCTCCCATACTTATCCCGAACAATAAACGTTTTGTCAAACACGTCAAACTTGCCGAGCACGTTTGCGTCTACAAATTCCATAATGGAAAATAACTCTTCTGGTTTGTTTTCAATTGGTTGTCCTGTAAGTGCAAAACGATATTGACATTTCTTTCCTAGTTTTTTTAGCAGACGTGACCGTTTGGCACGAGGCGATTTAATCATGGTGGCTTCATCAATGACCATTGCTTCAAACCTAAGTGAATTAAACAAGTGAACATCATTAATCAAAGTTTCAGGGTTGACAACAACGTATTTTGCACGAAGGGCTGAGCGCCACAGGGTTTCTCGTGCCTTGACGTTGCCGTCAATGACGACTGCACGTGAATTAGTGAACTTTCTAATCTCACGCAACCATTGGTATTTAATGGCGGCTGGCACCACAACAATAACACGAGAAACCTCGTCAGTTTTAAACAACTGTTCTAACGTATTAAGTGTGATAACTGTTTTTCCTCCACCCATGACAACGGCAAGAAGCATACGACCACGGTCAATCATCTTCTCCCGTGCCTCTTCTTGAAACGGGTACAGTGTTCCTTTAAACGTCATCAATCCACCATGGTAAAGCAGTTGCTTGCTTCACGGCAACCGCTAATTCTGAATCGTCCATCTCTCCAATGTCTTTGGCTTTGGTATGAGAATACTTCATCCATTTTACACCGTACCTGAACGATGGTAAAACAGTCATTAGTTTCTTACCAACAGTAATTCCTGCCTCATCGTTGTCCAGTGCCACAATAAGGGCATCGCACGATGATTCCAACAACTGTAACTGTTTATTGCTCACCTGTACCCCAAAACTAGCAAGGCATTGGATGCCGTTGAACGACGATGAAAACCTAGCCACGTCCAGCGGTGATTCCACCAAAATGCCTACCCGTGAGGAGAACCTATCAATGCCAAACAACGTTTCTGATTTACTAACCCCAGTCGGCTGGTTGAGCACGCCATGTGGTGACTTCTCTTGCCAGCCCATCAAA